ATTACCGACGCGTTGGCTCCATTTCCCCTTCACCAATTGGTGTCGGTGATGACCGCCCAAATTAACAATAACTCGGTCAGTTTAAATGTAAGGGACGTCATCGCTTCGTTGCTTCGTTTCCACGACCGTCGTGAGTTGGCGCGTTATAACGGCACTACTCCTACTGCGTTTGATACGTACCAAAGTTACGCAGACGGTGTTGGTGCTAACAATAACCCTCTTGGTGCTTTCCAAAACGCTACTGACAACGACTTGGTGTCTCGTGGTTCGTGGGTGGTCGACTACATTGGTGAAAACGCCGATACATCTACTGCTCCCAACGTCCAAACTATTGGTGACGCCACTGCCCGAACTACATACGTTAAATTCACTGTGGCCGAACCCCTGTTAATTTCGCCGTTTTTGTGGGCAGACCCCAAGGCAAATTCTCAAGGCATTTTTGGCGTCCAAAATATGAACTTTCAATTCTCAATGGGCGACGCAACTCGTGTCTGGCGTAGTGCTGGTGGTGCTAAAACCGTAACGTGTGTCTCTTACACCAACTCTCAATTGTTGTTTAACTTTTTGTCGCCTCATCCCTCTCAACTTTTGGCCTCAAGAAATGTCGTGCCGTATGCTGAGTTTCCCCGTTATATTACCGCTTTTGGCGACAGTCTCTCTGCCGGTGCTAGTAAGTCATTTCGTTCCTCCACAATTCAGCTTAACGTCATCCCCGATAAGTTGATTGTCTTTGTGCGCAAGTCTATTGGTTCTCAAACGAGTACCGATACCGACAGTTTCTTGGCTTTGAACCCCGCTAACCCCATTTCGATTAACTTTAACAACGTCTCAGGTATCTTGTCCTCTGCTTCGCTTCAGGACTTGTATCGATACAGTGTTGAAAATTCTTCGAACCAATCGTGGTATGAATTCTCTGGCTATGCCAACTTGGCAAACCAAGCGACTGGATGTGGCTCAAAGAAACCCTTGTCGGGCTCGTTATTGGTGCTTGAGTTTGGCAAGGACATTCCTCTTCAAGAACAATATTATGCACCCGGCTCCCTCGGGTCATTTTCTCTGCAAGTCAACCTTAACTGCGTCAACCAAAGCGCAAGTGCCGTTGCCACACAAGAACTCGTTATCATCACGATGAACAGTGGCGTAATGGCTCTGGAACGAGGGTCGGCAAGTGTGTTTACTGGCCTACTCACAAAGTCCGACGTCTTGGAGGTGGCTTCTCAAACGCCCTACTACCGCGCAGACGCCGTCCGTATGGTGGGTGGCGGTTTTATGGACAGCCTTAAGAGTTTGGTCGGCAAAGTGTTGCCCTACCTTATGCCTCAAGCCAAGAAGTATTTGAAGGAGCAAGGCGATGTCGGCGAAAAAGCCGAAAAAGTCATCTCGGCTTTGGGCTACGGCAAAAGCGGTGGACGAATGAAACTCGCCGAACGTATGATGTAAAAAAAAATAATTTTTGAAAAAAATTTTATTATATTGTGTATAATAAAACAAATGTCGCTCTTGGAAAACAATTTACAAAGCCGTTTTATAATCCAGCAAGGCACTGTTGTTGCTACAAGCGCCACAACTAAAGACGTAGCAGTTCCTGCTATAGAATTAACGTCTGTCGTCCAGTTCTCATTGAACACAGTGGGTGGAACTATTTTGGGTGCACCTTATGAATTCACACGCACGGCAGGAACTGGTTTTGGTTTCCGCGCCGGTGCTTCGGACACGTCCACTTACAACTACATTGTGTGGAACCAATAAATCAATTTAATTTTGAAATTAAAATTAAATTAAGCCAAACGAGGCACATTACCAAAGTCTTTGCGACGAAACATAATCTTGAGTTGTGCCGAGCACCCACTGTTAAGCAAGAAGGGATGAAACACCCCAAACATATCGCGCCACTGGACAGTGATTTCAATGGCTTGGAGCGGTGTTAAGCCATACAAGTCGATAAGACGGTATTCACCCGACGGCGTATACTCCAAGTTAGGGCGAAACTGGTTGGTGGCTGAGTAAGGGACGACAAAGTCTGTAATAACGGGCGCCGTGTTGTTGTTCTGGGAAGGAGCATTGTAAAAATTGTAAATCTTGGTATTACCAATAACGCCTTGGACGAGAGGTAATAGTGATGACGTAAACACAATAGACTGCACAGGGTTAAACAAGCCCACCGTAGAATTGTCTTGATACAATTGAATAACGCTATACGTGCCCATATTGTAAAGGTTCAAACCGTTATTGTTGTAAAAGTTGAATTGGTAGTTTTTACCGTTCGCATAAGCACCCGTAGAGGACGACGGATTACCCTTGATAATAGGAAAGTTGTTGAGGAGGGTGTAAAGACCAGTATTCAAGTAAATTTTAATAGGGTTGCCCAAGGCCGAACTGTATCCCGCATTATCAGCCGATAACTGGAAGACTTGGTCTTGTTGGTTCCACTCAAAGAAGGGGATATTGTTGGACGGCAACACGCCACCTGCGCCAACAACAGCAGTATTTACTGCAGTGTAGGATGCAATCAAGGCCGTGTTCATCATCTTGCACCAGTCTTGGAGGTTGAATACGTAGTAGTATTCGCTACTGACATCTTGCCCAGTCGTAGGAGGATTAGGAGTAGGTTGCGTAATGTCGCTACACACATAGGTAACGTATTGTTGACTAATGTATTCAGTTCCGCTATAGGTAAAGGCGATACTTAAACTATAGGCCGTCTGGTTGGGATCGGCTTGTCCGATACGGGCTTGAGGAATAAAGACGGGCAACGAAGGCGTTTGCATCGTGAAACGAACCACACTCATAAAGTAGTTTTCAGGTGCCATCAAGTAAGGGTTATTACGCGTCTGCGTCATACTGAATTGAACCGGCGCAGTAAGACCGCTTGTCTCGTTATTGATGGCAGACAAGTCGTAATACTGATGGAACGGTTGAGTTGGGTCATATTTACTCGCTAATTGAATAGACATCTTTATCTTATAGAAATATTATAATTTATTTTTTACTTTTGATTGATATAACGATAAATCTAACTTTACAGGTAAATATGTATATACAGCAAATCTCACTTTACCACATATTTACAAGATATTTACACACATTTACATATTTAATATGAAGAATACATTAAAAATATCGATATTTTTAATATATATATAGCGGTAAATATCAAATATATGGTAAATATATGGTAAATATCTTGTAAAGTTGGATTATTATCTATTAGATGTTAATAGATAATTACGTGTAAAGTTAGATTTACGTACCGGTTGCCTTTTTGTTGATTTTATTCGTCTACAATATCAATGTCCTGATACATACCGCAATTGCTACACTCAGTGGTGTCCTTGTCGATTTCTGCTTCCTCACCGCAATGACGGCAACGTGTTTCTTGTTGCGCCTTTTCGTATTTTTGATGCTTTTTGGTTCTAAAGTGGTTGGTTTTGTTGGTCTTTGTGTAATAGCCACCGCAGGGGCAATCCGTAGAGTTCGCAGATTTGGGCATCGTGAATGTGTCCTTGTATAAGGTTCTAAAATTTTTCATTTTTTGTCATCGGGCTACCGGTCTGACTGAGGGATGAGGTGAGGCACTGGGAGACGTCCCGCTTGGTGGCGCTGGTGGAGGTGCACGAGTAGAAGCACGAGGAGAAGCGTGAGGAGTGGAATGAGCAGAAGAGGAAGCAGAAGAAGAGTTTGAGACTGTATGAGTAGCGTTGTGCTTGTGCTTGTGTTTGTGCTTAATAATGACAAGTTGTTTGCTAACGGGAAGACGTGAAAGTTGCTTAAGTTGATATGGAGTAAGCGTGGGTTTTTTGTGGAGGAGTTTTGGTTTCCGTAAAAAAAAAGGTGCGTGTTGGGTAGGACGTTGTTTACGCCACGATTTTACGCGGAAGGACACGTCGGGTGTGTTAAGCAAGTAAGACCGTTCGTTGATATTGGGGGCAAAGCAATTTCTATAACGAAGGTCGTAGATGGCCGTAATAGACGAATTGACACTGTGAATGTCGCTTGACAGGCTGTACGAGACGGCGACGGTCTTTTGTTTGTTGTCCTTATAGACGGTTCCACTTGACTGAAATAGGGCAGTGGATAAGAAGTAGACTTTGAATGCCTTGAGAAGAGAGCATAACATTATCTTTGTATATTATAAAGATAATTAAAAATTATTAAAAAAGTGTATAAATAAAAATGTATACTATAACCCCTTACACGAAAGCCAGAGCAAAAGAAGCAGGACTGACAGTAAAGCCAAGCACAAAGCGTGGGAAGAAAATTGACGTGTATAACAGTGAAGGGCAATACCTTGCTTCCGTGGGTGCACTGGGGTATAAAGATTATGGAGTATATCTTCAAGAAGGGGACAAAAAAGTAGCAGAAGAGCGACGACGGCTATACCATCTACGGCATACCAAGAATACTCTTCCCGAACGTCTTGCGTCATTTCTTCTTTGGTGAGTTATTTTAAATTTATTAAAACAATAAATTTAAGACGTACCTTTTACTCTTCGCATTCATCACAATACGTATCCTCGTCATTGCCAACCTTTACAATATAACTAAAGTGCAGTTCACACAGATGTTCCTGAACCACTAATTGAAGAGAATAGGAGCAGAGAAGTCCTTCATAGTCTTCAATTTCACTTCGAGGATAAAATAGGCTTACGGCATCACATTCTTTAATCATATACTGAATAGTCTTAGTAAGACCTACTTCACATACTATTTTTTGTTTTGTTTCTTTTGAAATCACGTCAATATAATCGTTAATAATGTCATTCCAGAAAGTCGTTTCATACCACAGTTGCAACCACTTACAATGACACATTATTTCTTTTTCACCTTCTTTTTCAATGAGTTTTTTAATTCCCAAGTCTTGGATCGACGAGAGTGCTTCATACATTTCAGACAACGGCATTGCTTGTGCTTGAGATTACTTTATAACTTTTTTAATTTTCATTTTTAAAAAATTGATTTTACCAGTCCGTCGGTTCCACATAGACCTTTTTCGTAAGGGTGGTCTTCTTGAGGGGCAAAACCTTCTCCACGAAGCACTTCTCACAGACATTCTTGTAGCCTTCAAATTCGGCCTTACACAGCAAACACGGTCGTCTCATTTACTATAGACCAAGAAAATAATTAAACGACAAGAATTTCTTTTTGTGCAACGAGTGCGTCCACCGTGGCTTTTAGCGAGGCGAGTTGTGCCTTGAGGTCGGTGATGATGGCGTGTTGTTCTTGGACGGCGAGAATGGCTCGTGTGGTAATCTCGTTCCAATCAAGGGCTTTGTAGCGAGGTATTAATTCGCCGTTTGCGTCTCGTTGTAGAATAAGGTTACCGTCTTCGTCCGTTTTCGGCGTTCTACCGTCCGCCCCCTTTTCCCATTCATACTGGTATTTTTTACCATCCACGCAGTTGG